TGTCGCGGATGTACTATTAGTAGCTGTATTCGTCGCGAAGTTAAAAGAGGTAGACCCTTTCTTGGTAAAAGTAACCGTCGTCAGAAGGTCACCCAACTTAATAAAGGCCTTATCAATGTTTTTACGGATTAGAGCATCATAACCCATTAGTTAGCCCTCCACCATGAATTAGAACCCGAGTTAACCAATAATGGTTTAATTGTTCGGCGAACTAATGCAGGGAGGGTGTTCGGAGGAATTATCGTACCGAGACTTATAGAGCCAGCTTGTAGATCCTTAACAAGACCTGTGTCATCTAGAACACCATCATTATTAAGGAAGTGGTAAGCTAACTCCATAGTGGCTGTACGTATTCGTGTCGGAGTGTCTTCCGTCAGGGTTACTGCAATCCCTAATCTGGGATCAAAGTAGTCACCATTTCTAGGAAAGGCCAGAGGTTGCGATTCACTTATGGCCGTTCCCGTCCATGGCATATCATCGAGGACAGTGGTGGCGGTAATGAGAGCTTGTGCTCGCATTGTGGCATCAGCGGCTGTCCAAGCTGCCACGTCCAATCTGTCTGTGAAGTATGCATTAGCATCGGTGACAGTGACGTAAGAGTTTACACCTTCTGAGAGGGCCATAAGTGTTACCTTTTATGCTTAGGAGTGAAATATCGGCAGAATACCAAGGCTTAACGCCGAAGCAGTCTTACGCTGCCAAACGCCTTGAACATACGCCGGCGTACCAGTTACCAAGCCGTTAGTTGCCGAAGTGAGGTCTACCGGCACCGCATCTTCAATAACCTTCATGTAGTCGCAATCAGCGGAGAACGCATCTTTAGCACCAGCCCAGTCGTAGCCTTGGGGATGCAGCACATAACCCCAACGATACCAGATATCCGTCGAGCCGCCGCCCTTATAGGCACGACCATCACGGAAGATCTCAACTGGCGTCTGAACACTCAGAGCAGCCATGGCGAGAGCACCAGGAGTTACCAGGAACGAAGTCTTGGTGCCAGCGATGTCAATACCAGGGCCAGTATTCAGTTTAGTAAACTGAGCCGAAGACAGCGTCTGATTAGCACGAGTTTGAATAAGACGGAACTTGCCACCAAAGATCGTGTCAAACGTGACATTACCCTCAGTGATCTTCGTCTCATCAACCAGGTTAGCCGAACGCAACGAGGCCAACACAGCAGGGCTGGTCACCAGGTACATCCAATCCGGTTCGTAGTCCTTGAAGCCCATGCCGATAGCATTCAAGAAGCCTTCGGCGCGAGCAGCACCCATCTTGCCAGTGGTGTAGTCAGCAGCAACAACAGGAGCTGAAGAACCCAGATCCACGTAGAAGCCATAACGCTTGCTAGTAGGGTCGTTCTCGAACGTTTGTCCACCGAGACCATTCGAACCAGAAGCTTTACCTGCACCGTATAGCAACTCAGCGATAGCCACGCCCTTGAGGACAGACAGAATCGCATTGTGTTCATCTTGCGCGCGAGTCTCACCAAAGTCACGGGAGACTTTAGCCAGACCATCTTGCTGCGTGATAATGTGCTGCAGATTGACCTGCGTTGCACCGTGAGTACGCACAGTCTTAATGTACGTTGCGTAGTCGGAGGTATAAGTCTGACCACTACCTGCAGACGAAGACGTCAAGCTAGCAACGTTAATCACAGCAGTCATCGGCTTGAACCAGCGCATTTGGCCGATATAGGTTTCCGTATCAGTGTTGATTTGCGGGTTCGGACCTACGATACCAGTACTGGACAGCTTACGGGCATTCGTATAGGCTTCATCGCTATACGCACCAAGGGCTGCTTGTAGTACGAAATTGTCGGCACCGGACAGAGAATTTGCATCCATTTAGAAATTTCCTTTGAGTTGTAAGCTATCGCTACTTACGCCGAGGTAGTTTGTTTTCTGCTGCCAATTTAATGACTTCGGCTTGTGACATAGCGAAGAGTGATTTTGGCTTACCAGTATCATCTGGTGCGCCGTTATTATTATTATTGTCTCGATTGCCAGCACCTGAGTTTTGCTTAGACTTGAATAAGAATGACTGTTCATCATCTTTGCAGAAAGCTTCAACGAAGTCTTTGATTGAGATCCCCGAACGATGTACCCACTGCCCCTTATCATTTTGGATAAGTTGAGCGGTAATATCCTTGGATGCCATATCAGAGGCTTTATCATTTCTAAACACATACTGCTTGAGTGCATCTCGCACAGCGACATCACGGCTTAGTTCCGTATTTCGCTTTTCAAGTTCTGCGTTCTTAGCATTCATCTCAGCTAACTTGAGTTCGTAGGCTTCCTTGTGTTTGCCCTCGTCTTCAAGCGCCTTAATTTGTGCTTGTTTCTCTTTCTGCTCGAACTCAACAACACGCTTAAGAGCCGCATCACGCGCCGCGTAACTCTTGTCAAGGTTATCCTTGATTGTCTTAAGCTCAGCATCAAGACGATCTTGGACCAATTTCTTGATCATGTCTTGATCTTTGTCGTCGCCTTTGTTCTTACTCTCCGCTAACTTATCAGCAGCTTCTTTCTCAGCAGCGGCACGAGCGTCGGCAGCAGCCTTCTCAGCAGCGGCAATAGCAGCGGCATCTAGATTCTTGTCATCATTTTCAGGTGGCATTTTAGTATTCTCTTTCGGGCACAGCCCTGTTTAACCTAGGAACATCCCAGGGTTTCGTTAACCTACACCATACCAGTACCGATTACTCCTAAAGTCTTGAGGGACTTTTGCAAGTATGTCGGCCTGAGTTAATATATCTGCTTCCGTCATTAAGTGTCCATCTATCCGCGAACGGCCTACGACGGGAATTAAGCCGGTATCAATTGCCTCATTGAGATACTTGTAGTACAGCGTGCGAGGCAATCCACGATCATACATCTCATCTAGTGTTGCTTTTATAGAATTACTTTCAAGGGCAGTTGCGTAAATGCCACGTAGAGCATCTCTGGCTTCAAGCATATCCGATGCGTTTGTAAAGAATGCGTCATGCACAGTGGAGGTCTGGATATTCTTATCCTTACCCCATAAGTGAAAATTCTTAACAATCGTTGCATCGTTTGAATGATTTCCGTTAACTGCAAAGGCAGTCTTAGCCTTGTTAGCGTCTACAATGTCATTAATCTTACCTTCCTTTCCCATGAGCTCATCCCACCAGGTAGGATCAGTCTTCTGGGGTACCTGCAGGATGTTTGTTACCCACTTACCATCCTTATCCTTGTAGTTCAAACGCTCTTCAAACGTCTGCGTAAAGTTTTGCTCTAGAACTTTTCCATCAAAGTTAACCCAAGGTATAGTGGTCCACTTCTTTGGTAGCTCCTTGTCGCGAACACCATACAGTAACTTTGAAAGAGCACCACCAGGTTTGTAGCCTGGTAATCTATTAATCAAAGAGGGTTCTGGACCTTGCTGTTCGCCCACAATACTCTTCAATACAGCCAACCTTGCCTTCTCAGCTAGTGGCTTCGACGGCTTGGCATTAGTCACAAAGTCTTCAGCTAATCTACCGAAATACTTGGTGAAATCCTTAAGGATCGGAACTTGCGTTCTAAGATTTTCACTCATAATTGAAGCAATTTCTTTGAAGTCATTAGGAGTTACAGTCTTAATATAGCTACGCCCAAGCTTCTCGACGAGGTCTCTAGTGCGAGTGTCTAGAAAGAAAAGTTCTTCTAGCATATCATCGCCGGGATCTAAGCCCTTATTGAACACATCCTTAACATCCTGCCGCAAGGCCTTAAGACTATTATATGTCTCAGGGTCGAATTTCTCATAACGAGCCATTCTTGCACTTATCTCTGCAAGCACCTTATCACGATCAGCAGCCTTAACGACGAGCGTACCTTCTGTCTTATCAAGAATCTTTGCAAGCTTTGTTTCTACATTCAAGATTCCAGTTCGTTCACCTGCCCCGTAGAACGTGACCATATTTTGAGCCTTGGAAGCCTTTCTAAGATCCTTCTCTGTCAAACCGAGTCGTTTATTCAGTTCTTGGAACCTGGGATCATTGAAAGTCAGACCTGCAATCTCATCATATAGCCGCTGTTTCTGATCAGTAGGCACTACGTTACTGAGTTTGGCTAATTGTTTATTGCGTGTTGTAAGCGCAATGATTTGAGCACCGCTGGAACTAGCATCTTGTTCTAATGCCAATGATGTCTTATAAGTATTGAGTCTTGCAACACTCTTTGCGGAGAAGTCGCCCTCTAGGAAAGAATCAATCCTAGCCATTTCTAAAGCAAACCTAAAGACCTTCCCTTGCTCCTCGCCATCGATTTCAGCGAGTAAAGGAGATTCAAGCAACTTCCGGATATCATTAGGCTTGTTACGAAGCATCAGTCTGCCAAGCTCTACAAGATCCTTTCGCCACGTCATCGCAATTTGCTGTCGGCCTAATACCGATAAAGAATTCTGTCGACCCTCAAGCTTCTCAGAAACATCGCCTAGAAACGCTCCAATTTGATCCTGCAAGTTATTAAACCCTGCAACACCAAGTGGCTTAGACGCAGCAGTATTTAAGAATGGCCTAAAGGTCTCACCAGACTGTGGTCCAATGAAGCCACGCTCATAGATGCGTGCACGATGATCTAGAAATGGATGGTTACTAAAGGCAGTATCGTTCTTAGTAAGCCATTCCATTGCTTTGAGACGTTCATACGCATCGCCACGCTCAATCAGGTACTCACGATACTTATTGATGTCATGGTAATATTTTGCCTTACCTTTATCATCCTGAAAGTTAATGAGAGTAGTAATGAAGGAATGGAAGTCTTTATCGATCTTATATTTGGCATCAGCCGCCCAATTCAGCGCATTCGTCATATTACCATCAATGATGTTTGCTGGGAAGTCGCTGAAACTACTAGAAGATGTAATCGGAATTCGTGTATCATACCAGCCAAGAATTCCTTGGTCTATCTGGTATGTCTTGTAGCCCTCCCGAATGTAAAGCTTGTTCTTCTCAGAGGTGACGCCTACACGTAGGCCTACGTCTACTTTACGAGTCAACTTC